CCCGTTTGAACCCCGTGAACTGAAGGCCACGCCTGACGTTCTGGAGCGTATCTACGCAGCGTCCAAGTTAGGCATTAAGGGAGACGCTTTGGCGTTTGCTGCGGGGTTGTTGCCTATTGAGTACCGTCGGCTACTGGCGCTGGACCATGCCGCAAGCATTGCGGAGGCGAAGGGACGTGCGGACAGTGAGGTCGAAGCGGCATCCGTGGTGCGAACGGCGGCTCTGGAGGGTGATAGCAAGGCTGCGATTGCTTTACTTACCATGCTCCACGATTGGATGCCGAAGCAGCAGATCAACGTGGACATCAAATCGCAAATTAGCATCACCGCAGCGTTGCGCGAAGCGGAGTCTCGCGTCATCGAGGGCCGAGTATTGTCGGATGAGGATGTTGCATTGACGCATAGCCCCGCTAAACTCCCTGCGTTACCGCAGGAGAGTGTTCATGCCTCCGCCGAATAGACTTGCTCGTCCTCTGACGAACTCGCTTGCCTATAGCGTTCCGGTGCCGCTGGAGCCTGGGATGATGCGTCCTGCGCCTGCTGCCTTTAGTCCTCGCCGTGAACTTGAAAACCTTTCTATTGGCATGGGTCGTGGCGCAGTCACAGGCATGGAAGGCACTAAGCAGTTGCTGACGCAGCCGGTAGCCACCGCACAGGCGTTGATTGAAGCGGCTCGTCAGTTAGGCACTGACCCTGCCGTTATCCTCGATATGCTCCGCGCCGCTCGCCAGAAAGCCATGTCAGGCTCCCTTGGTCTTGGCGAACTAATTGGTGAGAACGTCACGCCGGGGATGCGTGGACGCGGTGCGCCAGTTGCCAGAATTACCGAGCCTGAGCGCGCTTTAAGTGACTTGTGGCACGGGTCTGGCAATCCTGCATTTGAAAGGTTTGACCCCGCGGTTAAAGGCACATACGCAAGAATGCCAGCCCTTGGGCCGGGGCATTACATCGGCGAAAAAGGATACGCCGAAGGGTTTGTTGGGCCGCAAGGTAGCCTAACCAAATGGAAACCTAACATTAAAAATTCGTTGTATTTTGACGATGAAGGCTTTACGCCAAACACGCCTCGAGCAAACGCAGCCAATCGCAAAGCCTTTGAGGCGGTAAAAAAAGTAGACCCTGAGTTGGCGTACAAAGTATTCAAATTCGATAAAGGTCGTATTGTGGCAATTCATCTTCGAGAGTTAAAGCAAAGCCCAGAAGGCAAGCCATTTCTTGATTATTCTGCGGGGCAACGCGCTATGGATATTGCCGGAATTGATTCGGTAGTAGACGCATCCCGAAGGGGTGTTGCCCAAGTTATGGTGCGCGACCCCGCTAACTTGCAGCGCGTTGAATAATGCAACTGCCGATCTATAGCCCGGAAGACGAACAAGCCTTAATGACCAAACTCTGGTCGTCCGCCATCAAGGACGATCCAGAAGCCTTTGTGCTATTCGTATTTCCGTGGGGTCAGAAGCACACGCCGCTGGAGCATTTCAAAGGCCCACGTCGCTGGCAGCGTAACGTGCTGCGTCAGGTCAAAGCGCACATCGCCAAACAGCGGGACACGTCGATTAACGATGTCTTGCGTATGGCAACCGCTTCGGGTCGCGGTATCGGTAAGTCTGCGCTCGTGTCGTGGCTTATCCTCTGGATGCTTTCGACCCGAATTGGAAGTACCACTATAGTATCAGCGAACTCCGAAGCGCAGCTTCGTAGCGTCACCTGGGCAGAAATCACTAAGTGGGCGGCGCTGCTAATCAACTCGCATTGGTTTGAGTTATCCGCGACCCGCGTGATGCCTGCGAAGTGGATTGCCGAACTCGTTGAACGCGACCTCAAAAAAGGCACCCGTTACTGGTCCGTCGAAGGTCGGCTCTGGTCGGAAGAGAACCCCGACTCCTATGCGGGTGTCCACAACCACGATGGCGTTATGGTGATATTCGATGAAGCCTCTGGTATACCGGATTCCATCTGGTCGGTGACTTCAGGCTTTTTTACCGAAAACACGCCTAACCGCTTTTGGTGTGCGTTCAGCAACCCTCGCCGCAACGAGGGCTACTTCTTCGAGGCTTTCAATGCGAAAAGAAACTTCTGGCTCACGCAAAACATCGACGCCCGCGAAGTCGAAGACACGGACAAAGCGGTATATGAACAAATCATCGCGGAATACGGCCCCGACTCCCGACAAGCCAAAGTCGAAGTCTACGGGCAGTTCCCCTCAGACGGTGACGATCAGTTCATCCCGCCCTCCATCGTCGAGCAGGCTATGGCGCGAGACCGATTCGCTGATGACACAGCTCCGAAAATTGTCGGTGTCGACCCCGCAAGAACCGGCGCCGACTCCACCGTCATCGTGGTCCGCCAAGGCCGCGACCTGGTGGCAATCCGCCGCTACCAAGGCGAAGACACGATGGCAACGGTGGGCCGCGTCATTGACGCTATTGAGGAATTTCAACCCGCGTTGGTGGTCCTAGACGAAGGTGGACTCGGCTACGGCATCCTTGACCGTCTGAAAGAGCAACGGTATAAGGTCGTGCGAGGCGTAAATTTCAGTTGGAAATCGAAGACGCCGCAGATGTACGCCAACAAACGCGCCGAGCTCTGGGGTTCGATGCGCGAATGGCTGCAGACGGCCTCGCTCCCGCATGATCGCCAACTGAAAGCTGACCTCACCGGGCCGCACCAGAAGCCGAATTCGTCGGGGTCGATTCAGTTGGAAAGTAAAAAGGACATGAAGGCACGCGGCATGGCGTCCCCCGACGCGGCAGACGCTCTCGCCTGCACGTTTGCTTATTCCGTTGCACACCGTGAGTCCCGTCAGCCTATGCGAAAAGCCGCATATTCTGATCGAGGACAGGTGCTGAACTCGTGGTTGGGGGCGTAATGGCTAAGTCGGTTAGTTTATCGGTCGGTCGCGGTGAGAAGCAGTCGGTGAAAGCCGGTGCAGGACTCACCGCCAAGGGCCGTGCTAAGTACAACCGCGCTACGGGGAGCAATCTCAAGGCTCCGGCGCCGAACCCGAAGAGCAAAGCAGACAAAGGACGCAAGGCTTCCTTCTGCGCTCGCATGAAAGGCGTTGTTCGCAAGGCCAAAGGCCCGGCAGAACGCGCAAAAGCCTCCCTCCGACGATGGAATTGCTCATGAGCAGTCACAAACCCGGTCTTTATGCCAATATCCACGCTAAACGTCGCCGCATTGCTGCAGGAAGCGGCGAAAAGATGCGTAAGCCCGGCGCCAAAGGCGCCCCTACGGCAAAAGCCTTCCGACAATCCGCCAAAACGGCGAAAAAACCCGCTAAGAAGGGGAAATAACCATGCCTAAGTACGAATACGCTGGCGTTATGCCGGGATCGGTGACGGTCGGCGACCTGATCCAGAACACCCAAGCGCAGATGAAGCCTTCGCGTCTCTCGCGTAGCCCAATGGGGATGCGTAAGCGCGGAATGCAGCAGCCGCAGGCCGAAACCGTCAGCACGACCGTGGACTTTCGCTCGACGCCGATGAAAACGAGGATGCGCTAATGCCTCTTGTCAAATCTGCAAGCAAAGCGGCGTTTCGCAAGAACATCAAGGCCGAAGTGAAGTCGGGCAAGCCCGTCAAGCAGGCCGTGGCGATTGCGTACTCCGTTAAGCGTAAGGCCGCAGGCAAAAAGCGCAAATAAAATGGCTAAAGACCCGACAGGCATGAAGGGAGCGGCGCAAGTCGCCAACTCCCCGCAATCGCGTGATACGCGTGATGCGGCAGACATCCTCGCGCAGATGCGCGTGCGGATGGAGCAGTCGCTCAACGCCTACAGCGAAACCCGCGACAGCGAACTTGATGACCTGCGCTTTATGGCAGGCTCGCCGGATAACCGCTGGCAGTGGCCGCAGGAAGTGCTGGCGACTCGCGGTGCCGTGCAGGGTCAGACGATCAACGCTCGGCCATGCCTTACGATCAACAAGCTCCCGCAGCACGTTCGGCAGGTCACGAACGATCAGCGCCAGAACCGCCCGGCGGGCAAGGTCATTCCGGTCGATGACAAGGCAGACGTTGAAGTCGCCGAAATCTTCGACGGCATGGTCCGCCATATCGAATACATCTCTGATGCTGATGTGGCCTATGACACCGCCTGCGATAACCAGGTGACGTTCGGTGAAGGGTACGTGCGTATCCTCACCGAATACTGCGACGACGATACGTTTGATCAAGATATTCGTATTTGCCGCGTCCGTAACGCCTTTAGCGTCTACATGGACCCGCATATCCAAGACCCCTGCGGCGCAGATGCCGAGTGGTGCTTTATCACCGAGGATATGCCCAAAGACGAGTTCGAGCGGCAGTTCCCGAACGCAGAACCTATTTCTTCGATCAGCACTCGCGGCGTCGGCGATGAAACGCTCTCGCAGTGGATACGCGAAGATACCGTGCGAGTGGC